TTCGCATTGTAGAATTGCTTGCCCTCGGCCCTGGCGCAGCTCACCACCGCCCACAGCACCACGCCCCACACCAGCGCCCGCTTGAAGCACCACCAGCCCCACAGCGCGGCGGCCTGGCGGGTGTCCTGGTTAATCTGCGCCAGGCGGGCACGGGCAATCTCCACCTCGAGCCCGGCCAGCTCCTCGAGCAGCGCGTCGGCCGTGGGCGGCATCGGGCGCCGCCGACCGGGGAATTGCACCACGCTCATCGCCCGCCCTCCTGCTCGAGGGCGCGCATGGCCTCGGCCACGGTCGGGTGCCGACTGATGATCACGTAACCCGCCACGTATTCCTCGGTGATGACATAGGGCTGGCCGTCCCAGGCGTCCTTATCATAGGACACGCCGCGATGCAGGCACGGCCCGAGCTGGCCGATGTGGCCAACGGGGATTTGCTTGCGGCCCATTAGATCCTCCAATCGGCGTGGCCGAAACAGGCCGCCGGTGCTGGTGTTGGCAGATAAACGATGGTGGCCGTTGCTTGCGCCGCCCGGCCGAGCTGCCAGCCGGTGAACGGAAGTAAAGACACGGCTGCGAGCAGCAGCCCCGCGATTAGGATTTTCATTGCCTGAGTCCTTGGTTGCGGCGCGTCATACGCCGGGGTTCACACATATATACGGTTGCCAGCGGGCGGGCAAGCGGCGTATATACGAGTCCGATGACGCCCAAGGACAAGCGGCGGCCGCGCCGAGGTGGGCCGCGTAAACTCTACACCACCCGCATCTTGCTTTCGCTCGCGCCGGGCGTGCTCGAGCGCATCGACCGCGTGTTGCACCAGGATGAGAGCCGCCTGGCCTTCATCCGCGCTGGCATCGAGCGTGAGTTGGCGCAACGGGGATATAAATGATGACCGTTGAATGCCACCCCATCGCACCAGGCGAGGCCGGTCGTCAGGAGTGGCTCACCTGGCGCAGCCGCGACATCACCGCCAGCCGGGCCGGTGCCCTGTTCGGGTGCGACATGCCCGACAAGAATCTAACCGTGCTGCGGCTATGGGCCGAGCACCGCGGCGCCGAGTTTCACGTGAAACCGGAAAATAAATTCATGCGGCGCGGCCGCAAGCTCGAGCGCCTGGTGGGCGAGGAGGTCGAGGAGCTGCAGCCAGCATGGAAGATTCACCCGGTCGGTTGCTATTACCGCGATGCAGATTTGCGCCTCGGCGCCACGCCTGACTTTTGGGTGCTCGGGGATCCGCGCGGCCGCGGTGTGCTGCAGGCAAAAACGGCGGGCGGCAATGTCATCGCCTCGAAATGGGATGGCGGCCGGGTGCCACCCGATTGGATCCTCTGGCAGGTGCGCACCGAGATGCTGCTCACCGATGCGGCCTTTGGCGCCATCGCCGTGCTGGATCCCTTTACATGGGATTGTCACCTTATCGAGGTCGAGCGCGACCAGCTCGCCGAGGTGGCGCTGGTCGCTGCGGTAGCTGAATTCTGGAAGCACGTTGCCGAGGGCACCGAGCCGCCGGTGGATTTCGCCCGCGATGCCGAGGCGGTGAAGGCGCTCACCGCGCGAGCTGTGCCCGGCGAGGTGCGCGACCTGACCGGCAACAATGAATTGCCCGAGCTGCTCGAGCAGCGCGCCCGGCTGATGGCCTCCATTAAGGTTATGGAATCGCGGTGCGAGGCCATCGAAACCGAGTTGAAGTATTTGCTCGGCCCGGCCGAGCTGGCCACCGGCCTGCCGGGCTGGCGCATCACCTACAAGACCGAGCACCGGAAGGAATACACGGTTAAGGCCAGGAGCGGCCGCGTGTTGCGCGTCTATAACAAGCGAGAGGAGGGCGAGAAATGAAGCAGCTTATTGAACACCAGCCCGATTGCACCCCGCTACATCCCTGCGCGGCCTGCGAGCTGGTGGCCTGGCTGCGCGAGAAACTCGAGCCGGAGGATTTTAGCCACCTGGTCGAGCGCCTTAATGAACTCGAGCCGCCAGCATCAAAACGGCCACGCAAACGCAACCGCAGTTCCGCACCCAAGGAGGCCACGGCATGACCGACATCACCACCATCGCCGCGGGCAAGCCTCCCATGGTCATGCTGCGCGAGCGTTTCGAGGCACGCAAAACCGAATTAAAAAACATGCTGCCCTCGGATATCTCGCCCGATGTTTTTATCCGGGCGTTCACCACCGGCGCCACGCTCAACCCCAAGATCCAGGCCTGCACCTGGCAATCAATATGGGATGCCTGCATTAAGGCGGCGCGCGCCGGGCTGCTGCCGGATGGAGTCGAGGGCGCCATTGTGCCGTTCAAGGCAGAGGCGCAATGGATCCCGATGGTGCAAGGCGTGCTGCGCAGCGCGCGGCGCTCCGGCCAATTGGCCTGGATTGATGCCAACGTCGTGCGCCAGGGCGAGGCGTTTGAGTATGCCATCACGCAAGACGGCCCGCGCTTCCGGCATGAACCGGGCGAGGATTTTAATGCGCCCATCCTGCGCGCCTATGCGGTGGCGCGAACCAAGGACGGCGCCTTCTATTCCGCGGTGATGTCAAAGGCCGAGATCGACAAGCACCGTTCCTATAGCCGAGCCGCCCGCGAGGATTCGCCGTGGAATTCCTGGTATGAGGCGATGGCAATTAAAACCGCCATCAAAGGCCTCGGCAAATTCCTGCCATCGGTGCGCGATGCCGTGGCCGATGACGACTCATTGGCCGAGGTGTCGGATCCGCCGCGGCTACCAGCTCCGTTGCCCGCAGAAATCTTGCCTGAGTCTGCGGGTGCGTCACCGGAGGGCGGCGCGCCGGGCGCGGTTGTACACCCCACCGCACCGGCCGCCGTCAGTACGGAGCAGGCCGAGCCCGAGCGCGAGATCCTGGTGGCGTACAACAATGGCGCCGATGCCAGGGCGAGCGGCGAGGCGCGCAAGAATGTTCCCAAACACTATCGCGAGGCCGACCGGGTGCGCGAGCAAATCGCCTGGCTGGCCGGGTTCGATTCCAAACCGATTCCGACATTCGAGGAGGAGTAGCCGATGGCCGACAAGCCCGCACCCATGCCTAAGGTCACCCCGATGCCGCCACCGGCGGCCAGGCCCAACCGCGTCCAGCATGACGCCTACGCCGAGGAGGCCTTGCGCGCAGCTCAACGCCACATCGACCAGATCCAGGAGATCGACCGGCTCGGCCAGGAGCTTGAGGAGTGGCGCCGCCGGGCCCAGCTCGCCGAGGCCGAGGCCCGCCGCCTCGACCAGCGCAATGAGGATCTGCAGGGCATGCTCGAGCGCGAGCGCGAGCGGCTCACCGATGAGCGAGACGCCTACCGCAACCGGGTCAATGCCCTGGTGGCGGGTTTCCACACCGCGGGCGGCATCATCCTGCGGCTGCTCGAAACCGCGCAGGGCGAGGTGCGGCCAACGGTGAACCTCACCACCCTGGCGGATGAGGTCGACCGCGTGCAGAAGGCACAGCTCGAGCTGCCCGATGGCTCGCCCGATGAGCCGATGCCGCGGGCGGTTACCGCGGGCCCGCGCTCCGATGGGTAGCGGGCGTGTCTATACCGGCCACCGCAAACCGGATGGCTCGACGGTGGTGCACGTCATCGGGCGCGATGGCGACTCGCGCCGCCTGCGCCTGCATCCGTCCAAATGCAACCACAGCCCCACCGGCTTTGAGTGGGGATATGGCGGCAGCGGGCCCGCACAGCTCGCCTTCGAGATTCTGTTTAATGTTTTCGAGGATTCGGATCTCGCCTGGCGATTGCACCAGGCATTTAAGCGCGAGCGCATTGCGGCATTGCCACGCCATAGCTCCTGGCACATCGGCGAGGGCGAGGTGATCGTGTGGGCCGCCAAATTCGCCGGAAGCGAATGGCCTTAGGCTGTTTAAAACGAGGATAAATTGACCGACCAACCGTTAACCGATGCCGAGGCGTTGCTGCTGCACCGCATGCTGGCCAACTATCACGCCGTCATCGCAGCCACCACCCGAGTCGCCACCCGGTTTGATTACCATGACGATCTCGCCTGGCGGCTCGGGCATGAGGCCGACCGATTGCAGGATGAATTAGTCGACCGAGGAAGAAATGCACACCCTTGAAAACGCTTTGCTTATGCTCGCCGATGAATGCAAGCACCAGTATCACAGCCCCGAATGGCTCGCCGATACGCTGCGCGCCTTTGCCGGTGCCGCCGCGGAATATGAGCCGCCGGTAGGCATGCAGGATCCGCTCGAGCAATTTAACCGGCAGCTCACCGAGGCCTGCGAGCGCAGGCGCGTGGTGGTCGAGGTGCTCGAATTCGCCCGCCGCAAACGGCGCCTCACCTGGCCGGAATTCCGCACCTGGTATGTGGGCGTGAACACCGAGCCGGATGAGCCTAACCAGGAGGCGCCCGACACCCGCCGCCTAAAGGCGGCGCTGGCGGGCCTGGTGCGCTCGGGCACCCTGCGCCGCTATGGTCGCTGCGGTTATGAATACGTGCCGGAGCGGCAGCGTAGCGGGCCGCGCCCGGTTGACGCCGAGGCGCGGCCCTAATCACCACGGCGCAACCAGGCCCAAGGACATAGGCCCGTTGCGGCGCTCGGTGACTGTTCGGAAATCTAATGCAATGCGGGAGGATCTGAAAGATGGCCGGGTATGTGTTGGCCCACGGCTATTGCTTTGGCTGCGGTGCCTTGTTCTCATTCAACCCGGTGCACGTCCCGAGCATAGGCGTGCACGGCGTGCGCGAGCCGGTGTGCCGGGCCTGCGTCGAGCGCGTCAATCCGCAGCGCATCACCAACGGCCTGGCGCCTATCGAGCCGCACCCGGAGGCGTATGAGCCCTGCAGTGAAATCGAGCTGCACTATGATTGACCGGCTCGGCCTGGTGCTGGCGCTGGCCGTCATCCTGGCGGTGCTGGCGAGCTGTCAGATGCCGCTGCGCTGACAAAATAATGGCCCCGGAGTCGCATCGCTGCGAGGCCGAGGCCCGTCATGCATGGCGCCAGGGTTTGGGGGGACAATAACCGGGGTAACCAGGCGATGACGTTGGCCCCGGTTATAGCACAGATTTTTAATCGGTGGGCGACTCATCCTCCTCCGGCTCGAGGCCCGCGAGCGTCTCGCTCACCGCGCCTGCCGTCTGTGCCAGCTCGGCCAATTGCGCCTCGGCCTCGGCCGGATCGTCCTCGGCAAGGGCCTGCCGCACCAGCTCGGCCAGCTCCTCGATGCGTTGCGCAGCCGCATGTAGCGAAGCGATTTGCCGTTGCGTTGTCATCGGTAGCCCTCACCACTTTAGAACGGGAAAGCTGACATGGCCGAGCGCACCCGCAACCCAAACGACAAGCAGGATCAGGCAAATCAATCCGACAATGATCTTGGCAAATTTCATCACCATCGGATCGATGGCAACGCCGAACCAATCGCGCACCACCCATAGGATCGCATAGGCGATGCACAGCACGATGGCGATATAGAGCAGCAGATATAGAAACGATATCAGTAAGCCCATCCGAACCTCCTATCGTCCGAGCAGCACCAGCACGATGACGATGATGGCAACGGCGAGCGCGAACCACGCGACATTTTGGGCAAATGCTCGCCAGGCCTGGCGGGCCATCACATAGGCTGCGGCGCGCCGACCGGGCTAATGGTGCCCGCCACTGCCTCGCCCGCCACGATCTCGATGTCCATGGTGGTGACCAGCTCGCGCGTGCCCTCGCCGAGGTCGGCATCGGCGCTGCAGCTCACCTGCACCTGGCCGACCTGGCCGTTTGGCGTAACGGTGGCGCGCGTGCTGTCATTGGCATCAACGTCCACCGTCGCGATGTTGGCATCCGAGGTGTCCCAGGTCACCGCGCCATCGATGTTGGCCGGGTTGCCGTGCGAGTCGACGTAGGCGACTTGCACCTGCACCAGGTGATCATTCGGGAGGGTATAGGCCATGTCCTGTCCTTTCGCTGTGATGGTGAATCGATCATATGTGATCGTGATAAGCGCGTAGCCTTCCGGCTCAGTAACGAACTTGAGCGTGCCGCCGAGCTGAAATTGAACCGTGCTCATTCCTTGCTCGCGCAAGATGGTGGATCCCACGCAACCGCCAGCTTCCTTGCCCTGGAATGGGCATTGATGGCGTTAGTAGTCCCTACCTGCGCTCGCTGTGGCTGCGAATTAGTTGGATCCCTCTGCCAAATCTCAAACAGGTGGGCCATTGCTTCCACCAAGCCCTTATCAATGCCATCGAACGCTAGTTGTCTCACCCGCTCCCGCTCGGTGGGATCGACACAGTCGTAAGGCACCTTGGATTGCGCCTCCAATAGCGCCAGCAGAAGGAGCGTGACCACCACGGTGATCACACCGACTGCGAGAGCTATCCATCGGTCGCGAGTCATGGCCTGGCTTTCGATTCGCGCTCTCGGTCTTCGATTGCTTTCATGCTTCTAATGTAGGCGTCGCGCGCGTTGCGCGCACCTACTACTGCCTTCGGTGGAATGCGCGGCTGATAGGCGTCAGTGACCCAAATGCTGTAGAGCTGCATGATGTGCTTTTTAAAGGCTTCGTCTAATGCCTGCCGTTCTAGCGCGTCGATGTGATCATCGTATTTCGACGGCGGCACCGGAGTGCCCTGCGCCCCCGCCTCATCCCATCCGCCGGTGAGATAGCCGATGATGGCGAGCGCAAACAGGATCGCAAGCACGATGATAACCGTCAGCGCGACGCGATGTCCGATGCTGATGCGGTTAAGCAATCCCATCGACATACTCTTGCACGGCGCGGAACATGGACTCCGAGTCTTTTTTCAGCTCGGTTTCGTGGCGGATAATTGGGCCGTAGTGATTGGCAAGATTCCGCAGCGTCAATGCGTGCGACTCGGCAGCGAATGCGGGCATGACCTTGCACATGAGCTGAAACTGCTGACCGCGCCCCGAGCCGTAGCAATCCCAATCGCTGCTCGAGCAGGAGACATCCACCGCAAAGGCCATCAGATAACCCGGCGATTGCCGCCGCGCATACTCATCCATCAGCCGATCAAATTCCGGGTTGCTGGCACCGGCGGCATTGTATGAGGTCTGGAAAGCTCCGGCCTCGCAGGTTGTGCTGTCATAGTTGGAAGCAGATTGATCCCGACCACAGCAATGTTGCCCGCTCGATTCCCGCATGCCGCTGCCGAGCATTAAGGCGTAGAGATTCCGCAGCACGTCCGCGCCTGCCTCCTCATTCGACAGGCCCAACGCGGTAAAGTCCTTGCGGTAGAGGTTGAGCGCATCCTTATCCGAGTCGGTCCTGGCCTTGGCCATGTCGAGCGCAGCCGGATGCCCGGCCTTGAGCTTGAGATAGGTTTGTGCGAACGCCAGGGCCATGCCTTGAATGTATCCGGTCGGCGCGACGCCGCGGTCATCCCAGGAGTAGAAAGCAATATCGCTATCATTGGCGAGCCGCGCGATCCGTTCCCGGTCTGCGACCGAGAGCGCATCGGGTGGCGGTGGCGGCAACGGTATCGGCTCGGCGTCCTCATACAATGCCGTCCATGTTTCTTGCCCTGCAATGCCGTCGACCTCGAGGCCGCGTGACGCCTGGTAGCGCAACACGTTCTGCTCGGTCGCTGGCCCGAAATCACCATCTATCGTGTCGGTGAAATTCGGGATCATGCGCTGCAGATCCACGACATCCGGCCCGCTATCGCCGCGCTCGAGCATGGGGCGATCCTCAACCGGAATCTGCGGCACGTCACCGGCAGCGGTCGGCCAGATCAGCCCGACAACCTCGGCAGGATTATACGATTGCACATTGACCTGGTCGGATTGATTGCCGCCCCTGCAGCGGTACCAACCGTCGTCGTCCAGCTCCTCGAATAGGGTGACGTGGCCACCACCCTCCCTTTCCTTTACGACAACGCAACCCTGCACCGGAGCGCCGATGAGCTGGCCGCCGCCATGCATCCATGGTTTCCACGATAACGCCCACATCCACTTGTCCGTATCGGTCGGGCCCCAGGGTGGGCGAATGTCAGCGACGGCCATGCAGAATGCGGCAGTCAATCCGCACCAGGCCGTTTCGTCGTGTTGGTACAGATCGCAATAGCTTTGCATGTCCGGGTATTTCCGGGCGATGTACTTTGTCATAGCGAGGATCCGCGGATTATCCGCATCGCCTGGCGCCTCGGTCAGTCCGGTGATTGATCGCATCACTAGCAGCCAGGGCGCGACCTCTGGTTTTTTCTCGGGCATGGTGTTGTCCTTTTGCATCATCACGTGGCGCGCCCCGGCGCAGGGCGGCCGCCAGCCGATCATAGAATGCGAGCATTGCGCGGCGGCTTTCCTCGCAGCGTTGGCAGCTCATCGCCGCTGCGTCCGCAATGTGCCGGGCATTGGTCCCGGCATCATCACGATGGGCCGATGGCGAGTTGCGTGCACCACCGGCACCGGCGCCGGTCGCGGCGGCAGATTGGCGGGAGGCGTCACCGGAGTCATCGGCGTTAACGGCTGAATCACCGGCAAGATGCGAACGTGCATCGCCAGGCGTTGGCGCGCCACCCAATCCTCCGCGGGCGCCTGGATGACCTGGCGCTGATCCGCGAGCCATTGCGTACCGCCGACCATTGCATCATTCCTTTTCCGGCGGTGGCTGCGGCGGCATGATTGGCGGCAGCTCTGGCGGTGGCGCTGATGTTGGAGTCTTTGCGCCTGCCCTTCCGAATGGAGTCATGACCATTTTCGGAACACCACGCGCGGCCGCGGCCTCGGCACCGTCACCGAACAGCATTGACTTGGCCCACGCCTCGCGCGCGGCTCGGTCAAATTGAATCATGTCCTTCCAATCTTCATTCGGTGTGGTCTGCCGCTGCTCGGCCTCGGGGAATGTTTCCACGAAATCGGCGGGCAATTCCGGTGCGGTGCGAGGAGCTGCTGCCTTGGGATCATCAGCCATTTTTGAGTCTCCATTCGGCTTGGCGTTGCTCGGCCTGGCGCCTGTTTTCCGCCAGCGTGTCCTCTTGCTCTTGCTTGGCAGCGTGCCAGGCATCGACATATTTTTGATAAGGTTCGAAATCGTCAATCGGCGTGTTGGCCTTGAACTCCGAGGCGTTCGGTGGATTGACATATTCGATATGCCCGGCGGCGCCGTCCCATTGAATCACACTGATGGCCGGATCGAGTCCGCTGCAATCGACGGTTAATCCCACGCCGTCAACGACAACGATATTATCGGGCCGAACGATTGTTTCGCTCATCGCGGATTTCCCTCGGTGGTTCATGCATAGGTAAAGCAACCTGGTCGTTTAGCTTGACCATCTCATTTCTGAAACTCTCGACCGCGGCGCCGGTTTGCCGCTGCTGCTGGCTGTTCTCAATCAACAGGATTGGAAGCCAGGCTAGCGCACACTTCCACATATCCAATTCTTCATTGCTCTGCGGATGCTTGCCGCGCACCTGCACCCACAACGGACACTTGTGGCACACCTTTGATGTGTCCACCTTGTGCAGCGGACAAATCAAACCCGCATCGGCGCGCGGAATTTGCGGCATTCGCTACCCTCAATTCTTGCTGCAAATGATGGTGTCAACATAGGCCACGCGCATGTCGAGCCCGTGCGAGTGCGAGTTGCTGCCGCCGGTGTTTGCCAAGCCCTGCAAATCAAACCCATAGGCGGCACCCGCATCAAAGGTATATGAGGGCCAGGAAATCATCGCCGGTGAATTGCCCGCAATGCCGTAGTGAGTATGCGATGGCATTTGCGCCGCCGACAAGGTCATGGCATCGGTTGCGGTGCGGCCGAACAGCGTTGTGAATCCGAGCGAGCCACCACCCGTTCCTCCGGTCGTTCCCGAGACAACGCGCAGGGCCTTGTTGTCGTGCGTTGTTAGCTTCGTCCATCCCACCGGCGCCGCGGCCTGCACAAACAGCATCGTTGTTCCTGGTGGCCCGACAATGGACGCTGCCACGAAACCCGTTGTTGCGACCTTTGCCGAGCTGTCACCGGCTGGCGGTGGTGTCGCAACCGTTGGCGCCCCTGGCAGCACCGCGTTGCTGGCAATGCCGAGCTGGCTACCAACGACTCGCAAGGTCGCATCATTGGCAATCGCAACACTCGAGCCAGCAATGAGGAGCGGAGCTGTTGCCGCCGATATGATGCCCGGCGGTCCCTGCGTTCCTTGCGCTCCTACTGGTCCCTGGTTCCCTTGCGGCCCCGGCGGCCCGGCAGGCCCGACCGCACCGTCCGCACCGTCCGCCCCGGCCGGGCCGGGCACACCCTGCGGGCCGATGGGCCCGCCAGGCGTTCCGGGCGGGCCAGCCGGGCCCGCCGGTCCATCCGGCCCCGCGGGCCCCAGCGGCCCCGCAGCTCCTGTTGGTCCGGTTGGTCCCGCAGGCCCGACAGGCCCCTGCACGCCCTGCGTGCCGGTCGGCCCGATCTGCCCGCGCTCACCGGAAAGATTGATCGTCCAGTTGTTGAACGTGCCGGTGCCGCCAATCAGATCGACCGTCATAATCAGCGAGGTGCCGCTGTAGGTCGTAACCTTTCCTTCCACCCAATTCGACGGCGAGGCCACCGAGGTTGCGCGCGCTCGCGCACCAACCGAATAGGCAAGACCGGATTGCGTGACGAAAGTTAACGGGCCGGTCGCAACAATGTTTGAGGATACCGAGGTGGCCTTGTAGCCCGGCCCGCCCGCTGGCCCCGGATCCCCTTCCGGGCCTTGCGGGCCTGCAGCTCCGCGTTGGCCTGGCTCGCCTGCCACGCTGATAGTCCAGTTGTCATAGGTGCCAGCGCCGTGCAGCAAATCAATTTGCACTACCAGGTTTTGCACCTCGTATGAGGTTACAATGCCTTCCATCCAGAAGTTGACGGGATCGTCGGTGAATGCAGCTCGCACCCGAACGCCAGGCAGGAAGCCAAGGCCGAATTGCTGCATGACAAAGTTGATGGGCCCGAGGCCAATCGTCACCGTCGAGGCTGATGTGCCTGCGATAACCGGGCCGCGCGGCGCAAACGGCGCCGTCGCCACAACAGCGATGGTGTTGAGCGTTTCCAGCTCAATGTTAGTTACGCCGGTGATGGCCATTTGGTCACACCCTCAACGATGGTTAATTGTAATTGCATTATCTTGCGCGAGAACTTGTCATCGCGGCCGACCACATCGCCGATATAGTCGCCAGGCACCTGATGTTTCATGTAATCCGCCAGGATGTAGAAAACGAAATAGCCGTAATCGGGAGGCACTCCCACCGATAGCGAGCCGTCATCCGAATTGGCAGATAAAACCACCTCATGGTTTCCCAAGGCGCGGCGAATTTCCATCTCGAAATAGATGTCGCGCAAATCAACTTGTGCCGGATTCAAATCGTTGTCATCGACCGGCGCAACATATTTAACCGTGTCGATCCAATCCTCATTGTTGCCGGTCTGCACCTCGAGGAGGATCAGCGGCAGCGCAAGCAAGTTACTCATGGTCAATCATCCATACACTGACGATGCATCGACAGCACCGTCGATGTTGCCGGGCAGGTAGTAGGGCCCGCCACCGTTCACCACTATCGATGAATTGTAATAACCGAGATAGCGATAGCCGTAGGCCGAACCGGCAAATTGACACCAGCCATAGGCAATGTACGCCGTTGAGCCCGAGCAATTCACGAACGCATTCATGCCAACGCCGTGCATATTGATGAGCGTGAACCACAGCCCGATGGTCAGCGATGCGCCAATGGCAAGACCGGCAAAGCCCGCCGATGTATTATACACATCGATGTACCCGGAGACGGTGACGGTGCCGCCGAACGATCCAATACAGCCACCGTCAACTACCGTCACACCAGAAAACGCCAGGTTAGAAATGTAAACATTGGCGCCGTAATTGCACTCGACCATATTCCCCCGCGACGATCTCATATAGACCGTGAAGCCATTCAGCGACACGCTGGTCCCGGATCCGCTCATGACAATAACGCGAGGATATTGACCGCCGCTTTCTGCCGTGCCCTGCACAGTATAGCCGCCTATGTTTGCGCTATCGCCGCGAATTTGAATCGAGCCCGGCAAATCCTGAATCAGCACCGAGCCCTGATATACGCCAGGCACCCCGAGCTGAATGGTCACCGTTCGGCCTGCCGTCACAAAACTACTTCTGACGAAATTAACCGCCGCCTGAATTGTGCGGAAGGCGTGCGCGTCGTCGTTCAATGAACCGTCGTTGTTGTCGTTCCCGGTCGGCCGAACATACAGGATCAAATCGGCCGACAGCTTGAACCATACCTGACTCCGCACCAGCCGGAGCATTTGCCAGTAGGTCGTATTAAACTCAATCAATATGCATTCGTCGGCGAGCACGTCCGAACCTTGCAGCGGTTGGCCGTCATTGCGTTTAACCGCTTGAGCGCCCAGGCCATTGATTGCAATTGTCACCGCGCCGGTGTTGCGATTCTTTAGCTTGACCAGAACGATGTCACCGGCTGACACGGCGGTGATGGCAGGAGTGAAATTCGCAATGACGATGTTCGGCGTGGTGCTGACATCCTCGGCGTAGGGAATATGGATCTGGTAAAAATTACTAATGCCGCCAGCCGCACCGAGGTAGTTCATCACCTGGAAGCGTGTACCGTCATCGACCAGCAAGACAACCTGGCCTGCGCGAATGTCATCAGGTTCTAGCTGCGCCCCGTTCGAGCGAACCACCGGGCGATTGCCGAGCGAGTTGACATTGATCGTCGTTGGCCCGCTGTTGTTGTTGGCGCACAACACCCGCAGCGGCGTGCCCTGGCGATAGGCTTCCAACGCTGGCAGCAATGCCACCGACATTGCATTGACGGCGCCGGAGTCAACGCAGAAATTCACCCATTGGCTGCGCGCCGAGCGCGTGAGCTGGTGCAAATCATTGTCGGTCGGGACTAGGTCGCTATCCAAAATATAATTGACGATCTCACGCTGCGGATATTCCGCGGCCGCGGCTGGCAAGATAGATCCTTGCCGCGCAATTGACGGATCGCCATTGACGTATGGAGCATCGGGATCGTTCACGCCATAGGGAGGTGCGTATTTCATAGTTCAGTCCCTCGATATTTTAGGGTGTGCCCGCGAACGATCCGCCGGTCGACAGCAGCGAATAGTCGTAAATGATTCGGGTGTGGGCCGGTTGCCAACGATTGAGCAGGCATTCAAGGTCGGTCGCGAGGCCGATCTCTAGGTGATGGTCAACACCACACTCGCCCATACCGCAGCGAAACCAAGTCAGCTTGGCGCGGTCGACATAGACTTTCCAATAGAACCGAATTTCAGGCCGCGCGATTTCCCAACGCGGCATTCCGATATCATCGAGCGTCGTTCCGCAGCGGCTAATGCCGACAATCCAGGGCGCATATTCACCGATGCGGATCGTGTAGCCGAGCCATGCTGAGACATCGATAAACCACTGCCGCGACTGCGCGCCGAGCAGCGTCATGTGCAACAGCAGCATTCGGCGCCGGTCGCCGACCGTCAGCGGTTCCTTGAAGCATGGATCCGGCAACCCCCAGGCCCGTTCCCAATCGGGCAGCAGCTCTAATGTTTTGCGCGGGTCCGATTCCTGCTCGAGCAAATCAGCGGCGCGGCCGTCAACAAATCCCCACACCTGCGCCAGGCCACGGCAGGTTCGATAGAACACCGAGCCGACATCCTCGGCGGGCCAGGCGATGCCCTTCGGTAATAGGTTGAGCAGCGCCCCCGTGTAATCGTCACCCGTGCGCCGGACGTGACGGTCGCGCGGCGGCTCAGAGTGTGACGCCATAGGACACATCCCCCAACACTGCGAGGTGCCCAGGCGAGGGCATCAGGTCATCATTCGAGAATGCGAGATCGAAATGCTCAACGCCTGGCGTGTCCTGAATCGCGTGGTATTTCCAGGCGGCATAGATCGTCGCGCCAGGAGCGGCCCAGCGCCGCAGCATCGCTTGCAGACTCGCCTCGATTGCCGCTCGCATCGCGGCGGTGTCAGGCACCAGGTTGCGAACGTCCACGTCGACGCGCCTTGGGATCGGCGCAACCACGAAGAAATCCTTAACCGCGACCGGCCTCACCTTATCGAGGTAGGCAGTCACGGTTTGAATATCGGCCGCAGCCGGAAAGCCATCGCTCGACGCGCGCAGATCGTCCATCATGAAACGCAGCGTGACGCATCCCATCCCCATCTCGAGCGGGCCAGACCAGGCACGCGTGACGCCCGCGACGGCGAGCGCCCATTGCACATAATCGTTTTGATCCCCGCCCATCGGCGGCTGACGAATGCGCATCAATACGCGGATGCGCAGATCTTCGTCGTTCTCCTCATCGGTGCCGCCCGCCATCGTGATGACCTCGGCGGTGGATCCGACATTCACAATGGGCGGGGTCACCGCCAGGAATGCGCCGGGCTCGGCATTGCCGAGGGTGCCAGGATCGAGCGCGCGCACGGGCACGTTGACCGGCGCGCCACCGTCTGCGGTCATCGCCTCCATGGTGGTTTCGTAGGCTGTGTCGTCGCCCTCGAGCCGCGTTCCCAACGGGATCACAACGCCCTCGAATGTGCCGGTAATGCCGACCTCGCCAACCGCATAGGTCGCCATCTTGCGGCCGACCGTGCCGTCCGCATTGACCAGCCAAATGTCACCGTGCCGGTCGAGCCATTCCGTCTCGGCGGTGTCGGGTAGGAGCTGCAGCGCCAGCCACGCGATATATTGCAGGACATGGTGCGCCAGGCCCGCCTTGGCGTCGGCCATGACGCGCAGCACGTTGTTGCCGATGAATGCCGCGCCATAAAGCGACGCGGTGATATCATCGCGCACCATCTCTCGCACCTTGCGGAGCGTCGGTGTTGACCAGGGCATGAAAGATTCCGAGGATTAGACCGGATAGCCGGTTACAAAACGATCCTTCGCGCCGACCGGGATCGGCTCGCCGGTGACCTTGTCCCATAGATATTGATAGCGCAGCTCAATGAGCCGCCGCGGCCCGCGCCACATGACAATGGAAACGGTGATCTCCTGGCGGCCCGTGCGCTCGGCCTCGACATCGACACGCGAGCAGATCCGCCGGTCGATGAATGGTTGTAACGCCTCGCGATTGTAGGCCTTGGCCCGCACCAGGGTGGCGCTTTCCCAGGAGGGATCATCCGAGATCTTTGAGCGCATCAGCAGCCAATTCTTTGAGCCGATGGGCCAGCCGCCCCATATCGCTTCGGCGTCCATGTCGCCCCACCAGCCGCGGCGGTCCTCGCTGTCGAGGTCGGGCAATGGTTCGTTGAGGTCGGCGAGCGCATCGGTGGCGATGGCGACGCGCACCGCGGTGGCGAGTTCCTCCTCCTCGCTCAACGTGCCATCGGGTTGCTGCAGCCAATCCAGAAACGTGCCGCGCAAATCGACTTGCTGCTGCAGCTTAATGTCGGTCATTGATCCTTGCCCCGGTAATGCTGCTCACATTGCAGGTGCAGCCAAATGAGCTGGCCATCGATGGTGCGCAAGACCAGCTCTTGCCGATAGTTCGGCGGGCGCTCGAGCAAGCTGCCCGCGCCGGGCTCGGTGTCGCACCACACACAGGTTGGTCGCGTAGCGCCCGCCATCGGGATCAATCCTTGCTGCAAATTATCGCGTCGACATAGGCAACGCGCATATCCAACCCGTGCGAATGCGCGCTGCCGCTACCAGTGTTTTGCAAGCCTTGGACATCCATCCCAAAACCAGCCCCCGCAGGAAATTGATATGTGGCATAGCCAATCAATGCAGGCGCGTTGCCAGCGATGCCGACATGAGTATGCGCGGGCATCTGCGCCGCAGTCAGCGACAATGCATCGGTGGCGGTGCGCGCAAACAAGGTGGAAAACGCAACCGTGCCTGCACTGCTTCCGCCGGTTGTGTTGACGATGCGCAGGGCCTTGTCATGGTGCGTTGTTGATTTCGTCCATCCGGTCGGAGCTGCCGCTTGCGGAAACACTAACAGGGTGCCGGATGAAAAACCGCCGCCACCGGCAGCGTTAGCCTTGATCTGCCCGGCTGTTGTTCTATCCCACGTCACCGTGACGGTGTCGGTCAGCACCCGTTCATTCGTCAGCGTCGCGTCGGCGGTTGAGGTGATGTATTCCGCGCCGAGTGGTGCCTTGGCATCGACATATTGCTTGGTTGCAGCTTGCAGCGCCGTCGTCGGATCAGCGGGTAGGTTGATCGGCCCGTTGACCGTGACCGCACCAGTGGAAGCGATCACAACCTGCCCCGTGGTGCTGGCAACTCCACTAGGACGCAGCGCCACGTTGCCAGAGCTTGCTGGCCCAAGAACGGCAACGGTGCCGGTGCATTTGAAACTTGCAGCTTCCACAACGCCACCGGCCACGATGCTAGTGGCGTTCCCTAATGCAACGGATATCTGGCCGGTAACGGTCAGGACGTTCGTGCCGTTGTTCCAGATAAAATTTGCGCTGCCTCCGAACGCGCCGCTGTTGTTGAACTGCACATGAGTGTTGGAACCGCCCGGCGTGCCGCCGCTAACGGTCGCCGTGAGATTGCCGCCGGAAAACGCCAGCCCGGTTGAGACAACAACAGGCGACCATGTGTCGACACCGCTCCGGTAGTAGATCGTGTTGGTGCCGGTCAGCGCCGCGAGCGCGGTCAGATCAGCATCGACCGGCTGATAGCCCGCGAGCGAGGATGCATCAGCCTTGCCCGCTACGGTCGGATTAGCGGCCACCCGCGCGTCGGTGTAGTAGAGATTGACCGAGCCTTCCGGTACCGCATCGGTCGAGCCAGGCGATGGCGAGATCTCGACGTAGACCGTTCCCGACCAGCGATAGATCTTATTGGTGTTAAGCGCGACATAGATAATTCCCGCTGCGCCGGTCGGCGGAAACGCTGCAAGATTGGCGTATTCAACTACGTCATCGACATAGCTCGGGAGCTGCGCCGCGGGCACCTTGGTGGTGGCATCGAGCGAGGCGTAGCCGTTGGCAACACCCTTGTTGGCCGCCAGCTCAAAACCGAACGATGAGGCGTTGACGCCCTGGATGTGCGTCGCGTCGGTCCATTGCGCGATCTGCCCGTTGGTCGGTGTGCCGCTGCTCGAGACGTTACCCGAACCACCGCCGCCGGTCGCAGCGAGCGTGCCTCCGCTAAAGGTTAGGCCGCTTCCAATCGTTATGGCGGCCCAGCTATTCGCGGCCGCCCGATAGTAAATAACGTTGGTGCCGGTGAGAGCTGCGAGCGCCGTTAAGTCTGCGTCGAGCGGCTGCGCGCCGATATCGCTTAAGACCGTTGCGGACGCAACGCCTTGGATCGTGGTTGCCGTCACCCACCGGGCATATTGCCCGGCCGCGGGCGTGCCGCTATTCGATACGTTGCCGTTCGCCGATATGGGTGCAAACGCGCCGCTGCCGCCCACCGCGATGATGCTGGTTGCAACATCGCTGCCGTCGTTGCCCTTGCCGTAATAGAGAACATTGTTGTTCTCGTTAAAAGCCAGCTCGGCATTCGCCAACGTGGCGGGCGGTCCCGCCGCACCCGATACCCGCCGTTTGATTCGGATCGTGTCACTCAAAAGGATCCCCCGTCCAGCACATCACCCGATTTCGCGAGCGCCGGATTCCAAACCTGGTTCCTCCTGCCATAGGTGACATCGTCGCTCGGCGCCTCGGGCACCCCGCCGCCCGATGCGTCGCCGGTCCCGACAAAAACCATGCTGCTGCCAATCTCGGCGGCCGACATTGGTTGCCAGAGCTGAAAGCCAGGCGGTGGCGTATATGGCGGCCACCCCGTGGTCACGTCATAGGCAATAACGCTCGCAATCGTGGTTAGCGCATTGACCGCGGCATTCTTCTGGTTCCGAATCAGGTTGAGTTCGTTGGTGCGTTCCGAGATGCCGCTCAGGATCGCTTGCTGTTCGTCCGTCGCCACATCGACCGGCGCCGTTGCCCCGATTGGGATCCATTGCACGTTCGCCTGAACGACACCCCCGATGGGATCCCATGAAATCCCGTTGAGATAATTGATGCTGGCGTATGTTCCGGGCGCGATCCCATCGACATATGAGAACGTCGCCGTGGTGTGAGCTATGTCTGTATCCAACCCCGTGACAAAACCTGTCCGCAGCTTGTTGTTGAGATTGTTATTGCCGCCGATCCCACCCGCGCTTTGATAGAGTCCGAGCATGGTTTCATTGACATGATATGTCAGCGTGCTTCCTTGGACGACGATCTGATTATTGATCTCGTTCACAATGCCGTTCACCGCACCAATAAAAGCGGTCGAGACGCTAGAATTGCCGTTCGTGATCACGACATTGTTGTTCGCGTCGTTGATCCGGCTGTTGATATCCGCAACCAGCGCGTTGAGCTTAGCAGCGATCTCATCGACCTTGGCCGTTGCGTTCTGGACTCCGCTCAATGAAGCCGCCGCCATTGATGTGTCGCTGGCATCCCACCAGAAATCCCCGGTCGCGACCACATAGTGGAACGGCATCTGTCGTTTGGAATCGAATATCGTATTGATTAGCTCGATCTGAATTTTCTTCGCTTGGTCGAGTGTCAGCCCCGGCAGCAACGATAAGAATTGCTTGAAGTAAGGCGCATAGGGAATGACATCAACGAAGTTTTCGCGCAGTCCGTTTAGATTTTCGCCGTCTAGAGTCTGGTGCTCGATCTCCCCTCGCCCATCGGTCCATTGAACCATCCAGATGTCGGGCGGCAACGCCGAGAAATCCATTCCTCCGTTGACGGATGAATTGTCGACCGCGAACGCCTTGTGATCTGTGTTGAGCCACCAGCGCACCGCGCATCATTCCTTACAATGCTTGTCTTTCTTTTGCAGGATCGGCAGCTCCGACCAATGCCCGTCCTCATCGACCCAAATGCGATTATCCATGAATCGAATGTGTACATGCTTGTCTGTCGCCTGCGATGATTTCTTGCGACTGTCGTAATAGTTCGACACATCGCTGCCGCCACGCTGCGCGGTGTAATACTGCCCGTGTTGCGAATAGGTTTGCGTGCCGTTCTGCTCGAGCGCCACCTGCGATTTCTTGTTGTCATCCTTGGCCGATTTCTGGCCCATGGTTTTCTTTTTCTTCTGCGTGCCGCCGCCGCTGCCGCTGCTCGGCGCACCGGCGCCATTTGCTTGCTGCTGCTGTGATGGCGTCTGTTGCTGCTCCTGTTGCTTTTCCACCAGTGCGATGCGCATCACCTTGTCGGAGCGCGTTGAGATATAGGTGCCGTCCTTGGAATAGAGCATTTGCTGCCGGTCATCCTTGAGCCGGTGCTGTGCAACGTCACCCTCCTCTAGCTCGAGCAGGCGGTGGCGGCGGTCGCCAACCGAGATGATGACCGGGTGCGAGCGCGAGCCGTTGAGATAGAGCACGATGGCCTCGGCGGCATCACCCTTCGGCTGCTCATTCTCCTCGCCTGGCGTACCGCTGCCACCGTCGCCGCTATCCTGTTGCTTGCCCTGTTGTTGCTTTTGCTCCTCCTCATCCTGCTTTGCGGGCACCGAGGTGCCGCCATAGTTCTCGGCATATTCCACATCGCTCGCCGTCTCACCGGGGAACACATCAATAAACTTAGCCTCGGCCCATTGCGGCTTTGAATTCAGCTCGCGCAGCGTGGCGCGCGAGGCATAGCTTTGCGCGCGTTGCGAGGCGTTGCGCAGGCTAGTGCGTGTCACCATGTTGCCGTTCCATCAGAATGGCGTATCGCCGCCGGGCGTGCCGGTCCTCGGCGGTGCCGAGGTCGTTGTTGATGTTGCCGATGTGTTGCCCGTCCGCACATCATACTTGCCCTCGCTGCTGTCCTTGTCGTCATCGCCGCCTGGCCGTTTCAGCTCGAGCGTGGTGCGGGTGCCGGATTTGTTGTCCTGCGTAAACGTCGCGCTGACCAGGTCGAGATCCTCATCGACAATTAGCATCGGCGATTTGACGTGCACCTTTTCGCCTGGCGCCCACAGCCCGCCGCCGCCTGGCTTAAGCCAGCCCTGCACCACGATGGTGACTTGGAGCTGCTCGGCGCCGCGCTGCTGGCTTTCCATCTTATTGCGCGAGGTGGTTTCTTGCTTCGTGCCGGGATGCTCGGCCGGTTGCCGATTGACCGCTGCCACACCCTTGCCGCCGGTGCTCACGTTGGATGTGGAACTAGACTTGTTGCCGTGCGTGCCCCCGGCAATCGAGGTTCGCAGATCATAACCGGGTTCCTGGTTCACGCTATCGTTTGGCCCGCCACCGCCCTTGATTGTCATCACCTCGCGGCCCTCGAGGATGTTGACGCCCTCGACCAGGTTCGCGCCGCCGCCGGTCCATTGCATGCGCGCGGTTAGATTGCCGTCCTTATCGGTTCCCACGGTGATGCCGCGCTGGCGCGCGAGCATTTCGATGAAATCGAATTTGCTCATGCCCGGCGGGATCGAGGCGCGCCGGAATGGCGTGTTGTCCAATCCCGTTTTCGGCACCACCTTGATTGGCTTAACCACCTCATCGGCGATGGCCTTCCACGGCTTGTCGCGAAATTCGTTGCCGTTCTTGGTCATCGCCGTGCCATCCACCAGCGCCTTGGTATGACTCACGCCGATGATCTCGATGCCGTGCTGCTCGGCGGTATAGGCCACCTGGCGCGTCTCGACGTAGCCGGTAATGGCCAGCTCGCCCGCCAGGCTGATGGTGCAATGGTCGCCGGGCCGGATTTGCAGGTCGGCGAATTTGCTCGAGAGCGGCTTACCTTCCGACACCGTCAGCTTGAACGTATTGTTAGACTCGCCCTCGGCCAGCTTGACTTGCACCGATTCCCAATCGCGGAAACGCTGGCCATTAACGCTGATCTCCGCGACCTCCTGTTGCTTGAACGCCATTTGCTCACGCGCTCACGGCCCGCAATGTGCGTTGCATGAAAGCCGGGTGCACGATCTTGTTTTCGGCCACCAGCACGTCGCTGCGGTCGCCCTCGCCATAGATGTATTGGCTCACCGCCAGCGCGGGCATAGTTGCCGCCAGCTCATAGCGCAGCATGCGCGGCAGCGGTCGCGCGGTGTCGGTCAGGTAGCGGGTGATGGCCGCGGATAGGTTGATGAAATCCTGGTAGGCCGGGCCGCTCATGGTGTCGGCGATAATGTCCTTGATGATATCAAACCATTTTTTCATCCGGCGCATGGTGGCGTCGACATCGTCGCGGCTAATGAATTGCGTGGCGCGAATGACGCGGCCTTCCTGCGCCAGGGCAAAGATGAGACTGTTCTGCACCACCGAGGTTGCGGCCAGCCCGCTCGGCTTTTCCTCGGTCAATCCCTGGATGACGCGATCCATCCAATTCAACGATATGCCGGAGGTGGTCGCCAGGCGAAAGCATTGCAGCAGCCGGTTAGGAAATGAGCCGTCCATAACGTAGTAGGCGGTGCGTGCGACCAGATCGCCTGCGCGCAATCGCAGCTCGGATCCCGAGCGGCCTTCCTTGCCGGTGAACGCCAGCAGATTGGCGAGGGTGCGCTCGACAATCTCATCGATCTCATCGAATTCGGTTTTAACGCTCATAGGATACCCGCTTGCTGGCCGGATGAGGTGAGCCCGCTGCTTGCCATCGAGCTGCTCATCGAGCTGGCCGCGCTGCTCTCGGCGGCGCCCGCGCTGCTGCTTAGATTGCTGCCAATATCTATGCTCGGCATCATCGCAGGCGATCCGGCCTCAACGAATTGCATATCGAATTCGACATAGCCGCCCGCGGTGCGCTTGTCGCTGTAGGAGTAGCGTTCGCACATCACCAGCATGGCGCCGAGCGTAGGATGGATCAGCATCCCGGCCTCATCGGCCTCGAGCGCGCCGAGTAGGTTACCGATTTGCGAGAGCAGATTGCCGCCAATGCCCTTGTCGCGCAGGATCAGATAGCCGGTGAAATTCCAGCGCACCACCTCACGCCCCATGTCCTCGGAATAGGGTTGATTGCGCTTGGGGTATTGATGCACCACGGTTCGGCGGCCACTCGCGCGGCTCGATGACTCGACATGGAACACCGCGCCGCGAAACGATGCCGGGACAAGATTGTCCCTCCAAACATTGTGGATGTCGCGGATGCTGGCCATGGCTTAGGCCGGTGATTGGATGCGGCCGCCGCCGGTCGGATCCATCTCGCGATTGATGGTCGGTGCGCCGACATCGCCGCTGCTCGAGCCCGAGGCCTTGACGCCGCGCGGGCCGCGCACATTGATGTTGAGCTTGATGCGGCCTGCGCGGGCGCGAGCTGCAAAGCCCGGTCGCTCGGCTTCGTTCTCGCGCTGCTTTTTCAGGTATTCATCAAATTCTTTTTGCGCGCGCTCCTGCTTTTCCTTTTCGCTCACGCTGCCGGGCAATGGTTGGCCCGCGGTCACTGGCGTGCCGTAGGGCAAATCTAGCGACTGCCGCGGATCCGTGGTGCCGCGTTGGTAGCTGGTGCTGGTATCGCCATTGCGCAGCAGATCTTGATAGGCGGGATTCGGTCGCCCGTTCGGTAAGGTCGAGCGAACCTCCTCATAGTGCAAATGGCGTCGGCCGATAATGCCGAGCGGTTGTCCTTGGGTAACGGTTTGGCCTCGCTGCACCAAACTCTGGCCGTGGTAGGCATAGCGCCGAAATACACCATCGGATCCTTTGACCCAAGCATAGTGGTCATAGCCCCCGCGATTGTAACCAACCGCCGTGACTACACCGTCCGTCATCGCCACCGCATGCGTGCCATCCTCGGCACGCCAATCAACCCCCGAATGCGGGCGCCCGCCACGCCGACCGGCGCCGTATACGTTGGAGTCGTTCTCGCCGAATTTTCCGCTGACCGGAGACACAAGACCGTCGGTCGTGCGGGCCGTGTTGGGTTGCGAATTCGCTGGTGAAATTTTCGAATCCGCCGGTTGCACATTCGGATTTGCTGGCGACGCTTGTTGGCCTCGCTTTATCCGCGCACCGGCATCGCGCGCAGCTCGCCATTGTTCGTCGGTGAGCGGATATTCCTCGGAGCTTTTCGTTTCATAGCGCGCCATGGCCTTGAGGAATTTAAGGCCGTCGTCCGACATCAGAAATTCGCGGGTGATCCGGGTGTTGACCGGGATGCCGGTTTGCTGCGCGATCCACGGCGCGTATCCGCCGGGCGTGCCATGGCTCACCCATTTCTCGATGAGATCCCACATCGTTTTATTTGCGTAGAGTGGGCTCTCCATCATCTTGCGGATGACGGCCGCAGCTCCGGCCTGGCCGCTCGGGAAAATCGCGGGCGTATCGTATGGCGTGATCTTTCTGCCCGGCACGCCACCCTGCTGCGCAGCATATTTGTCGTGCCACATATTGAACGGGTTATTGAATCGACGGCCTGCGGGCACCGACTTATCGGCGAGCTGCGCCTCGGTCGGCAGCGGCCCTTGACCAATGCGGAATTCCTCATCCGCGGCCGACACCCTGGTATCGGTCACCCGAGCGGGCGCTGGCGTGCTCGAGCTGCTGCGCGTGGTTCGGCCACCAGGCCCGGCGCTCGAGGCCCGGCGCGGGCTGCCACCACCACCGCCACCACCGCCACCGCCCCTGGTGACGCGACCGGCAACTCCTGCCATCGGCCCGGCGCCCGAGGCGTCGGTGTTCAAACCGAGGGCCGCGACATTCTGCGCCAGGCGGGTGACGTTGGCGGTGACCTCGCTCACCGTGGTTTGCAGCTCGGCGGTGTCGCCCGCTTTCAGGTAGCCAGGCGGCGGTTGCCAGCCGCCCGCCACGCGATAGGGCGCGGCGTTCTCGATGTCGTTATCGAGGCTGCTGCGCCGTCCTGGTTGTGTCTCTTGCGGCGCCGGATAGGCGCGGCCGCGGCGGTCGCGGCCATAGGGTGCGGGGTTGGTCGGTGTCGCCGGTGCGGGCGGCTTAGGCCCACTACCACCGCCAGGCCCGCGCACTGCCGCCCCGGATGGGCCGCCCGGCAATCCCTGCACGCCCGCTGCGCTGCCGCTGCTACCGCCCGCCAGGCTGGTGAATGCGCCCATGCCGAGCAGCGGCACCACGAACGCTGCGGCGCCAATAGCGGTCAATCCGGTACCGATGGCGCCGAGGCGCGTCACCAGGAGGCCGAGCACGGCCGCGCCCGCCACGCTGGCGATGATGGTTTTCCATCCGCCGATTTGTTGGATGATAGGATCCAGCCCGGCAAAGAATTTCGTCAGCGCCTCGGTGATGCTGACAATGCCATCGGTGACCGCTTTCCAATCGATATTAAGCGAGGCCAGCCATTCCCCGAATTGCTTGACGACGGCCGCGCCTGGCCCGGAAACGAATTTGTCGAATGCCTTAACTAGCTCGGTCATCGCAGGCAGCACGGCGATGGCGGCGGTTTTCTTGACGTTCTCGAGCGTGATCTGCAGCTTGACCAGCTCGAGGTTTAGCTTTTGCGCCTCCTCCTCGGGCACCTGCAATTTGTCGACCAGGTCTTTCTCATCGACCGCGAGCGCCTTCGACCAGGCCGGAGACATCCCGGCGAAATCGCCGATGAATGACCGACCGCGGCGGTCGATCACCTGGCTCATGCCGCGCAGATATTCCTCGATACCCGCCTGCGTGCCGCCGGTTAGGGTTGCGCGCCGCACCCGCTGCAGGAATTCAGGGCCGCCGATGCTCTTATAGATTTCCGCAAACCGGCCAGCCTTCACCCCCTTAACCGCCAGCTCATCGATGATCTTGGCGAGGCCGCCGATTTGCCCCTTGGCCTGCTCGGCGGTGAGCCCCACCGCCATGCCGCGGGCGATGAGCGTGTCGAATTGCTTGACGGTCATGCCTATCGAGGCCGCCGTCGCATTCATCTGCAGGGTTTGGCGCGATAGCTCGCCGAGCGATTCCGTGAGCTTCATCACGCCCGCGATGAAACCGCCGCCGATGAGCGCACCGGCGCCGGTCAATCGGATGAGCCCGCCTAGCTCACGCTGTAGTCGTTGCGCTGCTCTGCCCGCCGAGGCAAAGCCCGCTTCCATTCCCTTGAACCACTCGCGGCCCTGCTCGGCGCGCATGCGTTGGCGCATGCGTTCCATCGCGGCGGAAACTTCGTCGCGAATGACAATCTCGACGGTGGGTGCGACGGCCATTTATTGGAAACTCAAAGGATTGTGTTCGGGCTGCGTTGCGTTCTGCATCTGCACCGCGCCATCGAGCGGCTGCGGCCGGAATAGCGTCGAGGGATCGCGCGCAGGCTGACCGAGCCCGCCCACATCGATGTCGATGGTTGCGCTACCGTTCACGCTGCGGCCGCTGCCCTCATTGGCGAGCGCACTAATGAGGCTGTCGCCAGGTAGATTTGCCTCTGCCGCGGCAGCACCACCCCCCCGAAATCCGGGCTTCTCAACGCCTTCCGGCGCGCGCACTAGATCCCATAATCCCTTGCCACTCGGAAATGTTTGCGCCGTGTAGCCCATCCGCGCGAGCTGCGAGGCGTGAATATCGACCAGGTTTTGCGTGCGGAAGTTTGGGCCGGTATCGGTCTGTTGCGTGAGGTGCTTAATGCCGGTATTCGGATCGGTCAGATAGAACCATTTGCCGAGCGTTTTCGTATCCCCCAACGCAATGCCCTGATCCTGCTCGCGCACACCCTGTCGGCCCCGATCCTCGCGGTCGGTGAAACCGAGATCCGGCCGGTTGCCGTACCAGCTCGCGAACCCTCGGCCCTCGGTTTGCGCTGGCCGCGGTGTGCCGGGGAGTAGCGTCAGCGTCGTTGCTCCTGGCGGCAGGAGCGGCAACGACCTTCCCTTTGAAGGATCAGCAGGCGGGCCTTTGATTGGCATGCCGGTGACCGGATCATACCTACCCGAGGCACCACCGCCGCCAAATCGGTAACCGCTATCGCCTGGCGTGCCCTCCGGGCCGCCGATGGCGGTTTGCCCGATGTAGTCGGCGAGGTGGCCGGTGCCGATGGCCAGCTCGGCGAGCTTGTCGTTGAGGGCCTTGCGTTCGCTGGCGTCGGTCGCCGCGGCAGCGCGCTGCTCATCTTCGGTTTCCGGCTTGCCGAGGCCGCTTTGCTTTTCCGGTTTCGGCACAATCATCGGCCAGGCTTTTTGCAGCTCATCCAGGTTTTTCTTTTGCTCCTCGGTCAGGCCCGGTTGATCCGACAGCTTGCCCGGATGTTTCTCGAGCGCCTCCTTCTGCCGCCCTTCGGTGTCGACCAGGTCGCGGAACCATTTGGCGCCGTAATACATGGCGACAAACGGCAGCAGCCTTAGCACCCACGATAGCTTTGAGATCCCGGCCAGGCCCGCCGCGACATCTATCAGCCAGGCGGCAAACTTGATCCCGACCAGCACGCCGATGGCCTGCGGCCAGGATAGGCCGATGCCTTTAATCACCTTGTCCGCAGCACCGAACGCCATCTCGAGCGCCTTGAGCGCAGACTCCAGGCCGCCCTCTTGGATCCAGGTGCTTATTGCCTTGCTGATATCGCCCGCGATCTCGCCGAGCTGCTTGGTGAATTTTTGCCCGGCCTCGGTCTGCAGATATTCGCTTAGCGATTTGGTGATCGCAGTGATGGCGGGCAGCATCGCGCCCGCGAGGATTGTTTTTATGTTCTCGGAATGGCGCTCCAATTGCATGTTGGCAATCGCCATTGCGTCAACCTGCTCATTGCTGAGCTGGATGCGTTCGGGCAATTGCGAAAGCATCTTGTCGATGCCGAGCGCCGCATAGGGTAGGTTCGCCTGCCGCAGGAATTCCGCGCGCCCTTTACGATCCTTTATTCGGTTCGCAACATTGATAAGAAACTTTAGGCCCGCCTCCTCGCCTTGCTTGGCAATGATATCGCGGAGCTGTCCGGCGATTTGCGGGCCGCCGATGCTTTCCTTGAGGAAGGATCCAAGCGATGACTTGGATCCCTTCACCATGAATTCATCGAGCGTCTCGAGCGATCTCTTTAGGCTGCTGGCCGCGGCCTCCGGCGATTCACCGAGCCCGACCAGCGCCGACTTATAGTCCTCGAGGAATTTAGTTGAGACACCGAGCGATTGCGCCGTGTAGCGCAATTGAATGTTTTGCGCTGCCATGTCCTGCAGCGACTTGGTGAGCGCGGCCAGGCCTGCGATGACGCCACCGCCGACCAGGCCGCCGAGCGTCATGCGCGAGAGCGTGCTTAGCTCGCGATGTACCACCCGCACCGCGGGCGCGAGCCGGTCGAGCGCACCATGGAAACGATCAACGCGCGTTTCGCCGATCCGCTTTACCGCGGCTTCAATCGGCGCCAGCGCCTTGGTCATCTCATCCCGCAGGATGAGTCTAATCTCTATGGATTGATCAGCCATCCGATGGCGCCTCGGCCTCTTGGGCTGCGCGGATCTTGTCGGTTAGCTTTTCGGTCCAATAACGATGGCGGCCGATTTCGCTAACGGTCTGCTGTAGGAATATCCGGGGGTCAACCTGATAGTATTTTGCCAGCTCGTAGCAATTGAGCACGATGCTTTCAGGATTCGTCATGCCCCCGGAGGCGTAAAAAACTTAAACATTTTCCAAGCCACGGCGTTCCAATCCTTGGCCGTCAATTGCCGAATGCTCGACGGTGGCACGCCGCACAGCCGCGACATCATGTTGGCCATTTTCTTTTCGTTGAACGTGATCGATGGCGCCGAGCCGGAGAAATCCAGATAGACCGGATTGCCTGCCATCTCGATGTCGCCGCCGGTGGGCTCGCGCCAATGCAGCTCGCGCAGCTCCTCGCCGTGCGCCTGAATCGGCTTGCTCAATATGTGGTCGAACGATTGCTCATCCGTCGCCGCCGCCTCATCCATTGTTAGATCGACCGGCTTGTCCTCCTCGGTCGGATTGGCGGTGAACGTCGGATCCTTGGTTCGGTCATCCATTCGTCGCTCCTCCTCTGGTCATGCATCCGGTTGAATCGCGATTGCGAAATCGCGTTGCACGTCTTGAACTATGGGATGGTCGCGGGTGCCCGCGCGGATCTTGACGTGCGCCATGCAACGAGTCAGGCCGTCGAACGCCATCGGAATCGCCGCGCCTGGCGTCACCCGCATAGTGAACTCGGTGCCGTCGTAGTTGAACAGGTCGTTAAATCCGGCGCCATCGGATGAGATGGCGAACGTGATGTTGCCGCCGCCCCAGCCCGCGGGCATGGTCAAGCGAACGATGGTGCCGCCCGTGCAATCGACGGCGTCAGATAGCGATTCACCGGCAGCGATAATCGGGCCGTTCAAGACGGTCAGAGCAGGCATTGGATTCTCCTATCGCCTTGCTTAGGTGTTGATTTCCTCGCACGTGGTGCCTTCGAACCGCACCCGGAATTGACCTTCACGGGTGTTGTTCTCGAGCGCGGATTTGCAACCGGCTTCCTTCAAGACATAGACCTTGCCGTTAGCCAGCTCGGCGGTAACTGTGACCTCCACCATGGCCTCGAGGTCTTCCATCGAGACATCGGGCGTCGATGACACGTCGCCCTCGATCCAGGGCACCCGCGGTAGCTCCTGGTAGCCGTGCACGTAGTCCTGGCCCGCGAGAAATGTGCGCTCGACCGCGCTCGGGCTCACGGTGAAGTTGCCGCGCAACGGCAACATATTTCCATCGACCTTAAGGAAGGCGGTGCCAGCGATGCGCTGTGCCATGTGGAGTCCTCCATCGTTAGGGATTGCGCGCCATCACGGCGGGCCATGAGAAAAGGCCGCCCGCATTGCTACGGGCGGCAAGGTCGGGAGGCGAACAGAGCAACCACCCCCCGAGGCGTCGTCAGCGGATGATCTCGAGATCCTGGCCGCGGTTATATTGCAACCGGAATTGCACCAGCACCGCATAGATGCGGAGCTGATTCACCAGGTCCGGCGGATACAGCACGTTGAGCCGGTTCGGGTTGTTGGGATCCCGCTCCACAATGAGGTGCTGCTTGAACGCCTGCACGTCCTCGACCAGGCCGTTAAACTCATCGATGCGATACTGCGAGATGAGTTCCGCCTTGATCACCTTGGGCGTG